ACGAACATACAATAGTAGCAAGCTTTAGTTTATAATTATTAGAATCATATATAATAGCAATGACTTGCGTTAGGGCATCTTGGATTTCTTTTCTGATCTTCTCCTTAAAGTACTCCTGAAGCACAGGGGGCATATTTTCTATAATTTCTTCAGCGTCAAGACGATCATAGTCAAAATCAATTGACTCATAGTCAAAGTCCACAGACCCCTCTACTAATGTTGACATGATATTATTTTATATGAGCGTTGCCAATTGGAAAGTTATTTATCGTGACTACACAAGTCAAGAGCTAATAGACGAAAGGAAATCACTTATGCTTGAGACTAAAAATTTATATCTAGCTCAATCAGTTGGTGGTAAAAGCTATCAGAGAAGCATAACGAGCGTGGAGGAAAGACTCAGAGCATTATCTGAAATTAAAAGAGAAAGTTCCGGCAGGGATTACCTAGAAAGCACATACACTGACTTCCGTGAAAATGGGCTTGATGGCGAACTATATAATACTAATATGTCTGGATGACCTTACTAATGTTATTTAACATTATTATTATTTCCACAATTATAATTGCCTGGCTATATGATGAACAATAAACAAACAATCCTAGATCGAGTAATTTCTTTTGTAAGCCCTGAAGTGGGTCTACAAAGAAAATACTACAAAGATAAACTAGAGTTCGCTTATGATGCGGCAAAGAACTTGCCAAACCAAAGCACGATGGCTTCGTCTTTCACAACCGCGGCTTCTGAATCCTTAATGAATCAGAGAGATCGGATTAAGATGATGTGGGAAGCTAGGCATTTATCACAAAATTTTTCTTTTTTTAAAAGCGTACTCCTAAAAGAAGCGATGTATGTGTGCGGATCAATTAGGTATCAATCCCAAACAGGCGATCCTGCTGTAGATCAAGCCTACGAAGAATACTGGAAAAACTGGACTAAAAATTGTGATATTACCGGAAGGTATCCTTTTAGGCATTTAGTCCAGATGATGCATATTGGAATGAGGCGAGATGGAGATGCTGGATTCGCCCTTGTAACGAAAGGCGAGGAAGTAAAGTTGCAAGCTATAGAGGCTGATAGATTAGGCAATCCATCTGAATATGGAAAAAAGACCAACGATGAAAACTACATCGGCGGAATTACTATAAATGATTTTGGACAGCCAGTAAGCTATAGAGTATTTAAAAGAACCTTACATGGTATGTACAAAGACCCAACAGAAGTACCTGCCCAAAATTTCATCCACTACATAGACCCCTTGCGAGTAGATCAGTATAGAGGAATTACTTGCTTTGAGACATCTATTCCTCACGCTAAAGATATACATGAGTTATACAAAATGGAGAAGCTTGCTGTAAAGTGGGGAGCTAGTCATGCAGGGGTTATAACGAAAAATGATCAAGGCCCAGATAAGTGGACTACAACTAAGCCTGGGGCCTTAACGAAAGATGGGAAGAAATTAGAAAAAATTGAGCCTGGGAAAATTGTCAGACTTCAGCCAGGGGATGGTATTTCTATGTTCCCCAATCAGTCTCGCCCAAGTCCCACATTCAATGGTTTTGTAAATACCCTAGTAAGGGAAATGGCTAATGGACTAAACTTACCTTATGCATTTGTTTGGGACATGAGTTCGTTTGGTGGAGCCACAGCTAGGCTTGAGGTTCAACAAGCACAGCGATCATTTAAAAGGCATCAAGACCTATTGACTGAGCAAGTCCTTGATCCGATTAAGAACAAAGTGATAAGCATGGCTATTGCTCGCGGGCAACTACCCGTAAGTATGAATTATCAGAAAGCAAGATGGCAGTTTAACTCACAAATTACTGCTGATCTTGGTCATGAAGTACAAGCCAATATAAGCATGATGGATGCAGGGCTAAAAACTCACGAGACGGTTTTTGGTGAAATGGGGCTTGATTTTGAAGAAGAGGCAGAGAAGATCGCAAAGGAAGTGAAGTATCTTGAAGAGGTGGCAAATAAATTTGGCATACCTATGAGCCTTTTATCAAAAAGGTTAGAAAATGCCCATCAAATGATTCAAGCTTTCCAGCAACAAGGATCAGAACCACAAGAAAATGCTCAAGGGCCTCAGTAAGTTTTTAAAAAAACAGGCTGTAAAAAGTCGCATAAAGGGTAGGGAGAAATTTCTACCTGGGTCTCGTGGTAAAAAACCTGGGAGTAAAAATCCAGTTGGAGCTTTTGATACTGATAAGTTTTATGACCCCAAGGGTGCTAAGAAATATAAAAAAGCTAAAAGAAAAGGCAAAGATATAGCAGCACTCGCGGGTACGGGAGGGGCAGGAATCTATGCAGTTGGTGGACGAAAAGACCCAGCTGTTATAGAAGAAAGAAAAAATTTACAACCAGTATCTAAGCGAACAAAAGCAAAAGCAGAAAGAGTTGCCGGAATGAGGCAGGACGCAGAGGGGAGAAAACTAGTTGAAGAAGCTAATGCTAAGACTACTATCAATTGGGATAAAAAGACAGGAAAGGTTACAGGCAAATTCAGACCAACAAATAGAAAGGTCAACAAGTTATTGGATCAAAAAATTGCTAAAGAAAAGGATTTTATTAAAGACCAAAAAGAGAGAGATGCATCATATTCCAAAACTGAAATTGAGAAAGACCCAGAGCTTCGCTTAAAACAAGTTCGGAAGGAGCAAAAGAAGACCGCGAGGACTGATACCAGTGTGGAACAACTTAAAGACTGGCAGGAAGGTAAAGCACCAAAAGGAGTTAGAGGTAGAAACATTGGAGCTTTGACTGGGTCTGAGACAAGGCAGATACAAAGCGCATCAAAAGATCAGCTCCTTAAAATGACTGATAAGGAAATCAAAGCTAAACATCCAGGGGTAAACCCAGCTGCATTAAGAAAAAAGCTACAAAAGGGAAATCCTCTATCGCCAAGAGAAAGCCAAGCTCTTTATAAGAATAATTCAGAAACATTAAAAAATCGTCAGGCTGGAGAAACGGCTAGAGTAAAAGGCGCTAAGCAAGCTAAGAAAGCAAAAGACATAGAGGAAGAAGTTAAAAAGCTGAAAGCTGAAGGAGCAGAAGGTTCAGATATGGGGATAAAATCCACAGCTAGAAAAAATGTGGAGGAGGCGGTGAAAGCTAAAAGAAAAGCTAAGATTTCAAAAGCTCCAGGTAAAAAGAAGTCAATAGACGGCAATCAGGAAAAAATTAAAGCTATAAATGTAAAGCAAGGTGTGCCTGAAGAAGGAAAAGTTCGCGCAGCTATGGCTGGAGAACGTCCAGGTGCTAACCCAATGGCCCCACAAGAAAAATCTAGAAATTATAAAAAACGAAAAAACAAAGAGACTGGTAAAGTTGAAAGCGAAAGATCAAGAGTGGCGGGAACCCCTAAAGAGGAAAAAGGGATCAGCGGAACTGCGGCAGTTAATAAAGCACGTAAGAAAGCACGAAGAATAGTAAACTCCAAATCCAAGAAACCTGATTATACTCCAGAGGAACAAGAGCAAATGGATAAACTTATGGCACGAATAAATCCGAAGGTTAAGGAAGAAAAAGAACGGATAGCCAAACAAGAGAAACCCTTGAGCCCAGAGGAATTGAAAAAAATAAGCAGAAATATTGGTAGCAAGATTAGAAAAAAGGATGACCCGATTAGGTTATCTGAGAAAAAGAAAAATATTAATTATGGTGCTGTTGGCGCAGCTGTAGGTGCAACAACGGGTGGCGAACTCACCAGAAGATACTTACGAGATGTTCGCATAAGGCATAAACAATTTAAAAAAGGCGCAAGCCAGGGTACATTGCCAGATTCAAATAAAGACTGGAAGGTTGGATATCGCGATAAAGAAATAAAAAAGAAAGACCCAACCACAGGAAAGAAAACATCAACTGGAACTACTAAAAGAGTAAAGGTTGGTCTTTTATCAAAGCACGCACCCAAGGGTTTTAGGCGACACGTAGCAACAAGATCACTAGCGAGAATATTGACACCAATAGCAATAGGTACAGGCATAGGATATGGAATCGAAAAAAGAAAAGGAAGAAGAGAAAACAATTCGTAAGGCTGGATTGGGCTTAAGCGCACTTGGGGGACTAGGTGCCGCAGGAGCTATTGCGGGCGGCTATCAATTACGCAAGCAGGTCAAGCCTATTGCTGAATTGGCTAAAAAGACAACTCCTTTGGTAAAAAAGATTGATGAGAGTTTTCAATATTCTCCTTTAGATAGATCACCAAAAGCAAAAGCAAAACGAAGGGTTGCTAGACAAAGAAGTAAAAGAGCGGCATCTAAAATTTTAGTGAGGGAAAAAAGATCATATCCAAAATGGAGAAAAGCTTTAAATAAATTACCTGGAGGAAAAATTCGCTTATTTGAAAATCCAATCACTCAGCGAGTGCATGAAAAAAAGAATGCAAAAAATATCGCCAAGGGTTTGGTAGAGTTTGAAAGAGACCCACTTGAGCTTCTTGATGATGCTAGAAGAGTAAATAGAAAAGTGCGATCTAATGTTAAAACTGGACGCAAGGGCGTTGAGGCGGTTAGAGACTTAAGGGATTTAGCTAAGGGAGAGAGAAGAAACAAGAGACGCAAAAGATTTTACGAGAAGCAACATTTTAAAGATGCAGCTGCAGCTACCGCAATTACAGCGGCTTTGGGAGGAGCAGCTTATTTATCAAAAACAAAAAAAGGTAAAAAGCTATTAAAGAAATTTGCTGAAATCAATACAAGCACTATGGAGTTTGCCATTGAAGACGAGATGAAAAAGAAAGGCTGGCGCATGTCCCGCCCAACGGGTTCATCAGTAAGGGTTCATACTTCAGGCAAGAAAAGAGATCGAAGGGGTAAGTACTGGCACGAAAGGAAAAGCTCAAGAGACAAGATGTTGGCTGGAGGAGCTACAGCAACAGCAGGACTTGGACTCATCGCCACTGTGCTCGGAAAAAAATATAAGAGCCAGAAGGCATTAACTGAAGCTTATAAAAGTGCCGCGCGAAGAAGATTAAAGCCAAAAAAGCCAGCAGTAGATAAGATATTACCAAAACCACCTAAAAATAGAATACTAGATAATTAATGAGCGAAGACAATAATAAACAAACTGAACAAGCTAAACGCCAAGCTGAACGCCAAGCTGAACGCCAAGCTAAACGCCAAGCTGAACGCCAAGCTGAACAAAAACCTCAAGGTAATCCAGGCAATTCAAAGCCTAATGATGTAGTTTTTGCTTCAAGAACTCCTGCTAGGTTTAGATAAATGGAAGTTCGCACCTGGCCTTCTAGGAGGATGCCTCCGCCGGGTTGGGTGGTTAGTCCAGACCTATCTGAGATATATGGCAGAAATGTTATAGTCAGAAGAAACTCCCTATCTCGTATAAGGAGAAAAGTGGGTGGACGAAAAAAAGACCGTTTAGAAAAAGAAGGTAAACTTCAAATGATACTTGGGGGATTACTTATGGGAGCAGGGCTACTAGGAAGAAGACGATGAGTGAAAAGAAAAACGACAGGTTAGCGAAAGCTGGTGCTATAGCTGGAGGAACTGCTTTATCAGGAGCTTACTATAAAGCGGCTAGAGATCATCAAATACTTGCGGGGTACGATAAGGCACGTGTTAAAT